CCTTTCAATCTCTTCAGGCCATAAGTTTAATCCAGATAATCTTTTTCCTTCAATCCATCTGTTTTGTGAAGGAGTTGTACCACCTGCTTCACCTTTTGATAATGTCTCTTTATCCAAGTCTTCAATACCTAATATTTCTCTCATACCAGATTCATCAATTAATCCTAATTGGGCCATTTGTGTTAATACAGTGAATTTCTCTGCATTTAACAAAGTAACTAATCTTGGTTTGTTGAATGAGAATTTAATTTTAACTGGGATGTTTCTTGCATCATCTACTTGAAATAGAATTGCCAAGATAGTATCAAAGAATTGTTTCTCAACTGTGTTCTCTAGAATGATTCTCTCTGGTCTAATCTCTTGGTTTAGGTATGCATCTACCTCTTCAATGTTTGCGTTACCACCAAGTTTTCCAATGTCACCTTCTGCTAACATGAATCCGGGAAGTCCGTATGCTGTGATAATTGCTTTGATTAATCCAGTTCTGATAATTTCTAATCCACCAATGTCTGCATTTACTGGAGTGTTTAATACTTGAACACCTACCTCTTCTGGTGAGCTTGGGCCAGTTACTGCAATAGATTGACCTTTACTGTCATTGACATGTGAGATAAAGTTGTTTAAAACTTGGTCTTCATTACCATATTCTTGTGGTGGAATTGGTACAGAGTAGATTGGTGCTTTGTACCATGTACCCTCTGCAGCTCTCTCATAGTCTTGATTCAAAATAATGTTAAGTGTGTTGGCCTCATCTGATATTCTAGCTACTTTAGAATCACCATAATAATCAGAGAATAATTCGTTATTGAAACCATGCATCAAGTAAATCATTCTGTTCTTTGGTAGGATGTTATCTCTGTTTGGTGATTGAACACCAATGATTCTAACACCTTCTAGTTCTGAAGTGTTTTCGTTAATTACTGGTCTCTCAGTAAACTCTGGTCTAACTAATCTAATTTGTTCTGGTAAGTCAAAGTAACCATTTTCATCAGTGGATAATGGAGTTAGGGCCAGTACACATCTACCCTGCTCTAATGCTGTAAAGTAAGCATTAAACAAGTTTGTAGATAAGTCCATGTCAACTGCCATTTTATCAATTTTATCTTTAATCTGTTCTGGAGTCATTTCTTTACCATAGTAAGGAACATGAATTGTGGTAGATTTTTGCCAAGTATCTAATTGTTCATCTGGTACTTCCTCTTCCTCTCTTGGTACAATTTCAGTTGTGTATCCTTGGCCTGCTGTAAATGTAGTAGCAATTCTAGATGCTCTATACACATATGGGTTATTCATAGCAGACTTGAATTCCTTTCTCTCAGTAGACTTGTATGGGTCTACTGCAGCAAATACTGATAATCCTTGGAATTTGGAAGTATTACCACCATGTTTACGCCATGAGTTATTCTTGTTAATTTTACGTGAAGGATTATAGTTACCAGTAGCGAATTTAGGTAAGGCCCTCTCTTTTTTTGCTTTAGGCATAATATTATTATGTGTTTATTAGTTATTAAGGTTTATTGTTGAGCAGCCAAATTCGTTACACAGGCTTAGAGAAATGTCAATTTCTATATGACATTCACACGTACAGTCTTCAGTACATGAGTCTCGACATTCTTCACAAGCCATTACATGTACTAGGTAAGCAAGAAATAAAAGGATTTAGGCCTTATTTTCGTATTTCTCTACTTCTGCAGCCAGTTTATAGAGTTCGTGGGTATCCTCAAGGATATCCTGTTCTGCTGCTAGCCTTCTTACTAAAAGGCCAATATTATGTAATGCGTTTTTTGTGCCTACATTCATTTCAGTATTTCTCACTCCTTGATTCCATTTCTCTCTCAAAGGCCTCATCTACTTCATCAGAGTAGATTTTTGGTATCTCTTTGAGTTCAACGACTTTATGGCCTTCAACGTATGTGACATTTGCAGTAAACTGTTGGCCCGGAACTATGCTTTGTGCTTTAGCACCGAATAGTTTTATTCCCATTTTCTCACCTCTCTAATCCAGATAGTTAGTCCTTTATCGCTTGCTTTGCTTTGGACAACTTTCCAGTTGATTTCTCTGAGTGCATCAATTTGCCACTCTAAAATGTGGGCTTCTTGGCCAAATAGGCCTTTCTCATATGAGAGAGTAAAACATGGGGTGAATCCTTGACCAACAATAAAAATATCTTCTGTGTTGAAGATAGCTCTAATCTTGGATTCTGCTTCTATTTTGGTCAATGATTGACCTTCAAG